GGTGTCTTGGAACATGTCACGGGCAACGTAGTTCTCTACCCAGTTGCCGTTAGCATCTTGGACAACACCATCACGCACAGAATTCTGATATGCCGTTGTGGTAGCCGCTGGGCTGCGTAGCACTGGGTCTAGGTCTAGTGCGTCTAGTGTGGCTGCTTTCCATACACGAGGCAAAGACATGTTGGGGTTAGCTGAACGCCATTGCCCCTGTGTCTTCACTTCGCCTGTTGTTCTGTTGCGGTATTCTGACATGATTGATATTCTCCTGTGTCAGTTGATTATGCGATTGCGTAGAAGATGTAGGTTTCATTAAGTGCATTTGTCGCTCCAGAGCCACTTACTGCAAAGCCAGATGGGTCAGGGTCTATGAAGTCTCCATAACTTTCTGCTGCGTTTGAATTTAAGGCAAGGATAGCGTCATTTCCTGTCACAATAGCACGGGTAGTATCAAATATTCTCCAGTCGGATATTGAGGTGCTTCCAGAAACTTGTTTTATCATCACATACCTAGCACCAGAACTAAATCCGCAAAATAGTCCTTTGTGATGCAGTGCCTACATAGCTCCCCACCTTCGATATGCCATCAAGGCTTGCGAAGAGGTAGGCTATGTAGTTTGAATTGTTTACCGACATATCCGCACCTAAAGAGAATACACTTGCTGTTGGGTTTGTTGATTGAAATATATCACTTTCTGCAATTGTGTTACTAGTGCTATTTAGTACGAGGTACTTTGCGTTTCCTATTCCTGTGTGATAAACAACCCATGATTCCTCAGCTCTACTCTTTACCCACATCATTTCAGGTGCAACTGTTAGATTATGGCTTACAGTCCTTGCACTTCCCGTACCCGAAAAAGTCACCGCATCGAAATAGCCCGGCGCTCTTTTCCACATCCAAGAGTAAACACTTGAGTTTGTGGATAGTGTTTCATTGTTCCAGCCATCCATGTAGTCAAAAGCAAACACAGGATTGCTTGTCTCTGCACTCCCGTTATCTGTGTTTAATTGTTTTCCTTGTATTAACCTACTGCCAACTGCCCAGTTAGCCGTTGAGCTAACATTTCTTGTTAATGCGAAATCAACAGGAAAACCGCTGTCAAACAATGGAGGGTCTTGATTAACCTGCGTATCAATAGCAAACACCTCACTCCCACTCTCAGGCACTTTAGTGCCACGGCGGATTGCCATGTAGATGTAGGTGTTACCAGAGGTGTTTATTGCTGCGTTATTATCTTGTATTTGAAACCCTGTTGGTGTTGGCCCCGTGCCGTATTGAGTAACTTCGGCAGCAGATGTATTAGCACTTAAACTGGCGGTTGAGTTAGCCACTTTGTTTGGCAAGCCACGCATAATGTCCCAAACAAACCAGTCATTTGCACTAGTCGCATCTTTAACCAGCAACCACTGAGGCTCAAAACCCAAGTCAATCTCAGGGCCAGTGCTAGAACCATTACCAGTATAACTCCCACACTTGATAGCATCTAAATCACCATCAGGGCCGAACTCACCGTCACCATCGTTGTGGGCGAAGAGGTAGGCAACAAACCGTTGACCACTCCAGTTCATACCAAGACCAGTACCTAACGTAAATTCAGTACTTGTTGGCGCAGTATCGTTCATCCAACTACCTACAGGAAAGTCGGTATCTGTTGTGTTTAACCGCAAAAACCTGCTGGCGTTGTTAGACAAACTTCTATGATAAACTTGCCATGTTGCATTACCATCTGACTGATCTAAGTTTTTAATAATAATACACCCAGGAACAGAACCCAAGTTATGGCTAATTGTTCTAACTGTTTGGTTCCCAGTATAGGTTAAGCATGTGAAAAATTTAGGGGCCTTCCTCCATGTCCAAGAGGCGTAGTCGTTGCCATTTGTGTTTATTGAAGCATCGTTACCACCAGAGAAGCCGTTAGCATTAAAAGATGTTACGCCATTCGTGCGTGTGGTTTCTGCACTTGTAAGGTTAGATGCAAGCCTTTTAGTCGCACCTCTTTCGGTGTCATAAAAATTGTGACCATTTCCAGCATCACGGTCTTTAATCCAAACCAAACCACCTTCGCCATCAAGGTCAATGTCGTTTGTAATTGTTTGTGTGGAGCTATTCCCAGTATACAAATAAGTGCTGAACACATCTTCTACGTTCAGGGCAGCACCGCCAGCATTACCAGCCGCAGCCTGTAGCATCTTTTTCTTAGTAGCCATTATTGTAGCTCCTTATGCTAATGCTTGACCCGCAGTGAAGCCGTACCAGTTAGTCCCGCCATCACGAGTAGTGAACACGAAGATGTCCTTTGCACTAGCTGTTGCTGTAAGAGTTGGAGCAGTAGCAGCAGGCCAGTCAACACTTGCAGGCCATGTGACTGTGTAGCCAGAAGCTGAAGCATCTTGGATGATCTCGATGGAGAACGTGTAGGACGTGCCGCTTGCTGGTGGGTTGCTGAAGGTGAACGTGGTGTTGCCTGATAGAGTTAAGCTGAAGGAGTTACCATTGTGGCAGTTGACCGCTGGGGATGTACCAGAGAGGGCAGCGTAGGTTTCGTTGTAGCTACCTGCGATTAGTTCACCTGCTACATCTCCACTATCACTAGCTAAAGTACCTGTAATATTCACCCCTGTGCTAGTTGTGTTTAGCCTCTTGCCATTATCATAGTACAATTCCACAGCATTATCAGCCAAGAACACAGCCATGTTCTCACCTGTTGCACTTTCAATTTGAACATTGCTTGAGCCTTGAATGTAAAGAACGCCCTGACCTTGGTCACTGATGTAACTATTGCCGCCATCGTGATAAATCTGCAAGTCACTGCTATCGCCTAGCTGTATCTTATCGTTATCTTTTAAGTTAATGCTGCCACCATCAATGTTTACATTATCCTTATCCTGATACGCCATTGTACCAAGGTCAGCATTTGTAGGCACCTGATCGGGGTTTGTTCCAGTAAGTTTAGCCATTATTCATCTCCCGCCCACTTGCGATACGGTGTCGCTGGTGCATCTACGGTTGGCAGTGAAGCCACCTGTTCATCTGTTAGCTCTTCACGAAGGTTTGCGTGGTAGCCATCAACAGCTTCCATCTCGGCATACTCCATGCCCTCACCGTCAGTCAGCATAGTGCCTGTCGCACGATACATGGTGCCGATGATGTCGAGCATGGGCGTGTCCGCCATCCACTCGTATGCGCCGCTGGGGCCATCCCACTCAGCGTCTGGCTCTAAGTCATCAGGACGACTATTGAGTGCATCAGTGGGATCATACTCTTTGTGTGCCAGCGATGCAGCTTCTAGGGCTTCCCAGAGTGCCACTTCGGAGGGGGCTTTGAGGTAATACGTTGTCATAGCTTATGCCTCCGTCATGGCTTGTAGGGTGGCTGATGAAAGTGCCTTTGGGTATAGGGCAACTTTACTAATGTGCGCACATTTTCTACTTACAGCGTTAAACGTTCCGTATCCTATGGTTAGTTTAATATCATCAGGAGTTGCCGCTAAGAAGGTGATACCTCCATCGCCATTGTCAACACTTGATATTTCCCCGTTCATTGCATAGTACACAGGAACAGTCCCAGATGTTCCTTCCCACGAGATTGCTATCCTGTTTTTACCGTTTAAGGGGCTAACTCCTGAATTAATATCGCCGCCGTGAGTTGGCTGGTAATACCCACTAGGGCTATTAGAATAACCAACACCAAGATAGTTATTATTATCCTTACCTATTGAAGCAGCAAATGCAGCCTTTGTGTTGTCTGGGTCATAGATTGCGTCAACTTGGAATGTGCCTTCAATAGTGTTGATGTAGTTCAGCATTGTAGCTTCAAGGATTTCGGCAGTATCAACCGCCCTAGTCACAGTAGACCCAGAGGTGGGGATGTATGACGTTGGAAAGGAGCCGACTTCTACTTGTGCGCCCCAGACGTAGATGCCTGAGTAGCCATCGCCATCATATGAAAGTGAACCATTTTGAGCGCATGAATATACAGCAATGTTTGGGGTTCCTGTTGAGGCTGTTGTTACTGTGATAGAGCAACGATACCACCCATTTCCCACATCCTCCATTGAAGTAGGTGGGCTATTCGTTGCCGTCCCGACAGTACCGTTCGACAAATTATACCAAGTCCAGTAAGAGGTTGATCCGCTGTAGATGTTTAATGCTAAGTAATCACGCTCTGCCTTTTTTGCGAATAAAGACAACGTGTAGGTAGTGGACGCCGACATAGGTGGGAACGTGACCATGCTGTGGCTAATGCTTGCAGTAGTGTTTTCTTGTATTTTATTGCCAGAAAGAGTGCCGTCTGGAGCAACAACTGCAGCAGTAATTAGTGAAGAATTTGAAGTAGAAAAGTTAGAAAGATCACCAGACTGCGTCAGCAAATTCGTCCGAGCTTCCTCAATCAGAAGCCCTTTGCTTTCACCTGTAAATGGATCGTGGTCAAACCGTGCCTCACCGGATGCCGCTGTTTGCAGCACTGGCTGGTATTTCACGATGGGGCTAGAGGTTGTCGCTGTGTAGGCTGTGGCGGAACTGCGCTGTTCTAGCTGGAACCCCCAGATAAAGAACTCAGAGCCTGACGCAATGTTAGTAGCTGGCGCACCGTTTCCTGTGCTGTCTGCAAAACTAGCGTCAACAAATATAGTTTGCGCAGTGCCTGCTGATGTCCCAGAAAACGTTACACGATACCAGCCATTGCCCACATCTGTTGTTGTTGGAGTGCCTTCATCTGTACCCACTGTAGTGCCGTCTGAAAGATTTATTGTCCTAGCAGATATTGTGTCAATATAACCATTGCCGCTAGTCCTTGACTGCATATTTACACGAACATAATCCCAATTTGACTTCTTCAAGTATACGCTTGCAGTGTACGCTGTTGAGGCCAATCCTACGGGGCTTTGAGCCACGTTTCGATATGGACCTTCAGTTGTAATCTCAATTGTATTAGCTGTTGTTGTTCCATCAGGCGCAGTTGTTGTATTCGCTGTACTTGTTGTGCCAGAACCTGCCCAAGGCGAAAGTGTCGTATTCTGACTGTAGGTAATCAAATTCTCCTCTGCCTTAGCAGTGGTCTTACCATCCCAGTAAGTCGCAGTAGAACCACGGGTGAACGTAATCCGTGGATCAAGGGTCTTGCTGTTCGCAAAGTCTAGCAGAAGGGACGGGCGAATGTCGGGGAGGTCAGCAGTATTGTCTAGCTGGTTAAGTTCTGCAGCAGATGCAGTGAGGTCACTAATCTCTGATACACTAATAGCCCCATCAGCCAGTGGATTACCCGCTGCGATTAGGTTTGCTAAGTCTCTTGCTTTTGTCATTTAGTTATCCTCTTATGCAGGCTTTACAGGCCAGTCAGCCTCATTAAGGTTTGGAAAGTTAGCGTGGCTTGTGATGTCCCTCAGTGCCTGACGATATGTTGCCCATGCTGTAGCATCTACGGGGGCGTCAGCTACTTGTGTCCAGTCAGATTGCATTAAAAGATTATCACGCTGCCCACGATTAGACAAAGCAACGCTATCGTCCCACGCCTGTGTCTCTTCAGCGGTCTTGCTTGATGTAGTCCAGCCAACAGTCCAAGCGCCAGCAACCAAAGATGGTGTAGCTTCCTGTTCAACCTTCTGTGTACGGTCATCGATGCTAGGCATGTCTGTATATACAACAGTGTATACGCCATAGCTTTCAAGCATCTCACTAGGGATTTGCTTTGGGAACGAGGTGTTAGAGTTGTCACGGCGTAGTTGCCCTACGGAATAGGGGTATGTATCTACACTACCGCTTGTAATTTTGACGAGCGACATTTAAGTCTCCTTTTGTGTTTAACCGAAGTCTTTGTAGGCTATGCCAGCACACGTTGGGCCAGATGTGGGAAAACCAGTTAAAACGGGATCAGCATACTTGCTCCCAAAACCTGTTGTGGAGTCAAACTCATATGCGTTCATTAGTTTGGCGTTGTTTACACCAAGAAATACGACATCTCCCGCTGTATTAAAGGCAACATTAGTGCCTGTGGCACTTGCAGGAGAGGCAGTGCTTGACAACTCTGAACCTAAAGTGCTTGTCGCATTATCCCACGCAAAAGCCTTTACATAAGGGTAGGTGTTTGTCGCAACAACTATAGCTTTATCATCAGGTGAAAACTGTGCATCATACGGATAGAAAGAGAACGAGGGTGACACATTTGTCCCAAGCCCCGTTACGTCATTCCATGTATAAATCAATAACCTTTGTGTAGCTGTGGCAGTCACCGCAGAAAACATTACATGGTCACCAGCACTGTTCCAACTAACACGGTACTGTCCACTTACATTAACCGCAGTGTCTTCTTCTGTACCGTAGCCAGAGCCAGTCCACTTAATAACTTTAGCACGATTAGATACTGTACCAATCCAATTATCAGTATTAGACCAAGCTATACCTTTTGCCTCTTGCCCACCCAAAAAGTTACTTGTGTATCTAGCCCCAAAGCCACTTGAGTCAGACCATTGATAAGTGTAAAAGTTGTTGCTGCTAGTATTTGATGCTAGAGAAACAAAACTGCCAGAGTTGCTAAAAGCTAATCCTGTTGCACTACTACCTGAAGGTAGACTTGAGGGGTTACTGTATTTAGCACCCAATGCCCCTCCAGCAAAAGCGTAAGCAGACACAAGGGGTGAGTCAAAGTGAGTAAACACAATCGCACCACCATCACCTGACCAACCAACCTGACCTTGAGTAGCTGGTCTATTGGGAGGAGCTGTTGATCCTGCTGGAATATTTTGATACGTCCCAAACCCATCGTTTTTGTTAAACGGTATGACAACAAGAGAGTTCCGTAGGTCTGAAACAGTACCACTACAAGCAATCGCAACATACTGCTCTGTTTCACCACCAGCACCAGCCGCTGCGAGTGCGGCAAGTTTACTAATCACACTCATGCTAATGCAGCCCCAGCTTGGAAGCCGTACCATGTAGTACCGCCATCGTAGGTGATAAAGACCAGCACATTAGTCTCGCCACTAGCAGGTGAGTCAGGAGCAGTACCACCTGCCCAATCAACAGAGCTAGGCCATGTCAATGTATGTGTGCCGCCAGCCGTTACCTTGAGTGTGAAGCCAACAGAACGCCCTGAAGTAACACCAGCAAAAGTGAAAGTAGTATTACCAGATGTGCTAATAGCAAAGCCACCCGCTGTGTCAGCATCAATGCTAGGCGTAGTGCCTGACAAAGCTGTGTAACCTTCTTGAGTAGTGCCTACATAGCCAACGCCAGAAAGGTGGAGGTCTTTGAAGCGGTTGCTTGATGAGCCAAGATTTATAGCAGCATCTCTAGCGCCTCCATTAGTACCTCTTGGTACCATATGAGGGCCAGCGGGATCAAATAACAAAGTTACATCAGATTTACCAATGTAAGGTAAGCTAACGTAAGACCCAATACTCCCCACAGTGGTGCCGTCTTTGTAGAAAGTGGCAAGGTCTCCATCACTGTTAAGGCGTGACAATATTAATGATACATCATTGCTAACGGCTGACCTGACCCCATCAACACTAGATATAACAGTGCCAGCAGTATTTACGCTGTTTACGGTTTTACCAACATACAACTTACCGCTGCTGTCAATATCTACATAGGAAGTACCCGTATTAGCGTTCCTAAAACTTAAAGTTGAATCAGCATTTACGTTTGATTTACCTATAGCGTAATCGGTGCCGGGGCTTGAGCTAAATACTAAAGACCCAAAACTTGTGTTTGAGCCTGTAGCGTTTGAGTCTCTTATTGTAGCTAAAGCACCAGATGTTGCTTGTGGAACGCCGTACAGATAGAATAATGAACTTTGGGCTGTAGTACCAATGGTGAGTTTATCAGAAACCACAGTACCTGTTACGTCAATTCCTGTGGCGTCAGTGTTTAAAACAGTAGTTCCGTTATGTCGTAACTGTGCGCCAGCATCGTTTTGGAACAAGGCAATCGTTGACCCATCGCCGTCTTCGATGCGAACCTCATTTCCCCTAATCCGCAAGTCGCCAGTGCCTTGCTCATATATATAACTTGTTGACCCTGTATGATACACCTGCAAATCCGCAGACGCACCAAAAGTCGCCTTCACGTTGTCGCCGTAAGCCAAGTTACCCGTCATAGTATCGCCAGCTACTTCTACGTAACGAGCATCAGCCTGTGACTTAGTATAAGTATCAGCTACTACAAATGTACCATAAGCTACAATGTCTACGCTATCACCTGCTGTAGCACCTGTAGTCAACACAACGGATGTACCACTTGTAGCAGTAAAGTCTGTACCACTGATAAGCTTCACACCGTTTAGGTATACATCTACATAGCCGGGGTCATATGTAACAGCAAAGGTAGTCTGACCAGATGTAGCTGTATAAGTCTGACGTTCAGCTGTACCGTTTACAGATGAACCAGCAGCCTGCCATCCAGAGCCGCCGTAGACATACATGATGTCAGTCGTAGTATTGAAGTACAAAGCACCAGTAATAAGTGCATCACCGTCATTGTCTAACGCAGGAGCAGAAGCCTTAGCACCTAAGTAACGATCATCAAAGTCATCGTATGATGCAGCGGCATTGGTTGCAGAGGTTGCAGCTGCAGTAGCAGAGTTACCTGCATTAGTCTCACTGGTAGCAGCATTGGTAGCTGAGGTAGCAGCAGCAGTAGCACTAGCAGAGGCAGCAGTAGCTGAACCAAGTATACCATCTACATATGTTTTAGTTGTAAGGTCAGCAGCATTAGTTGGGGTGTGAGTAGTTGTAATTGGTGAACTGCCCATATTAATGGAACCTGTCATGGTTCCACCAGTCAGAGCTAAGAATGTAGTGTCAGCATAGTTTTTGGTTGCTGCGTCCTGTGCTGCAGTAGGATCACCCAAGCCAGTAATCTTACTTGTACCCATAGCAATAGCACCAGTCATAGTGCCACCTGCCAGTGGTAACTTAGTAGCAATGCTAGTGGTTACAGTGTTTGCAAAGTCGGCATCATCGCCCAGCGCAGCAGCTAGTTCGTTTAGTGTGTCCAGTGTGCCGGGTGCAGAGTCAACCAAGTTAGCTACGGAGGTATCTACATACCCCTTAGTTGCAGCATCATTTGTATTAACTGGTGTAGTCAGGTTAGTGATGGTAGCTGTAGTACCAGCATTCATATTCAACGTACCATTAACCGTTACGTCTTGGAACGATGATGTACCTGTAGAAGTTACGTTACCTGTCAGATTACCTGTGACATTACCAGTTACATTTCCAGTGACGTTACCTGTTACGTTACCAGTAAGTGGACCTACAAAGCTAGTACCTGTAACGGTTGTACCTGTTATAGCTGCAGGACTTGCTGCACCAATAATAGCACCGTCAATAGCCCCACCATTAATATCAACAGTCGCCAAGGTGGCTTGTCCAGATGTCGATACAGTCGTAAAGCTACCAGCAGCAGCACTAGAAGCACCAATAACTGTACCATCAATATTACCTGCGTTAATGTCTACTGTAGCTAGTGTAGTTGTACCAGTAGCTGACAGTGTAGTGAAAGCACCTGTAGAGGGAGTAGAAGCACCAATAGTGGCATTATCAAGAGTACCACCGTTAATGTCTGCAGTAGCTGCAGTAAGACTTGTGTTGGCTGCAAGTGTGGTAAATGTACCAGCTACAGGTGTAGTGTTACCGATAACTGTATTGTCTGCTGCACCTGAGTTAATGTCGGCAGAAGTAATTGTTGCTGTGCCTGTGAAAGTAGACGTACCTGTTACAGCAAATGTACCGCCTACTGTAGCATTACCTGAAGCATCCATAGTGGTAAAGTCTGCAGCAGCGGGAGTAGTCCCACCGATAGCTGAACCATCTATTGTACCACCATTAATGTCGGCAGTAGTAGCTACAACAGAAGTGAATGTACCGGCAGCTGGAGTTGTACCACCAATGACTGTACTATCAATAGTACCGCCTGTAATAACTACAGAGTCAATATAACCAATACCATCAATATACAGGTTTTTAAACTCTGCACCTACTGCACCCAAGTCTACATCATCGTCAGTTACAGGTACAATAGCACCGTCTTGAATGCGTATCTGTTCTACTGCAGAACCACTTACCTCTGTATATACACTGATACGGTTGTTTGTTGTATCTACGACTACTTTGTTCTGAGCATCAAGATCGGCAATGAGTGGTACGTAAGTACCTTCAGCAGAAGTGCCATCGTGTTTGTGACCCGTGCTGTTATTAAAAGCATCACGGATAGCGTTAAACTCTGCGTTTACTGGTGCAGCTTTGATAACCGCATTTGCGATAATGTCAGCTACGGACTGTCTGGTATATCCCGCCATTTAGAGTCTATCTCCCACCCCGAAAGTAATCACTATGCCTTGAATGCTGTGTGATGCGTTTGTATCGTTTGTTACGTATTTAAGTGATGCCGACTTACCTGAGCCTGAAACGTTAGTACGCTGTACTGGTGCAGGGTTGCCATCAAAGATTGCTGTACTATCATACAAGGCTTCATTATAGTAAGCTGCAGCACCTTGTGTTGTTAGTGTAAAGTTAGTTGGACTTAGTGTATCTACGTCTTCGTAGTCATACAAGGCAGACATAACGATCTCGTTGTCACCCTCAGAACGCAAGTAAGTAGCTACAGTGTAGAATACTTTACGCTGTTCTGGGTCTTGCATGTGAAAGAATGGTGTCTGGAATACACTAAAGATGTCCTCACCATCAAAGTCATTGCCTTGCTCTTGGCGGTGTACCTTACCGTTGCTATCACCATGTATAACAAACTCATTCTGACCAATGTAGCCAGAGGTAGCACACGTAGTAAATACGCCAAGCATCTGACCGTACTCAAACTGTAGTCCGTTAGGTGTCTGTCTAAAGCCACCAATAATACCCTGACCATCTGCAGCACCAAGAAAGTATCTAAACTGTGTTTTCTGTCTAATAACTACAGCGTCTAACTTATCTAAGTCTACATCAAATACAACGTCAGTAAAGATAGACTGAATGTCTTTAGATACTGTCTCAAGGTTAACGTCACCAATTTTATCAGTACCAGTAACAGGACGCAAGCCATCCTGTGATAGGAATAGTAAGTCACCACCAATTTCAACTACACTATCCGTAGCAAGGCAACCCAAGTCATCCGTAACTTCTTGCAATACAAAGTCTGCAATGTTGTTGCCTACAAGCTTACGGATATTGTTAGTACCAAAGACGTAGAGTGCGTCACGGAAAGACTTGATAGCTACAATAGGAAAGCCTACATTAATAACACCTGCACCATCAGCAGGGTCAAAGTCAGTCTCTTCATAAGGGGAAGAAAACCACAGGTTAGTAGGCTCAGTAGCGTCACCTGCTAAGAATAAATGGTTTTTAAATGTATGAGATACTTTAGGTGCGCTGGGCGCATTGGCATTAGTAATCTGTGTGTAGGTTGTACCGTCATACGTAGCTGCTGGATTAACACCATCTGCGATTACTACTTTTGGTGTACCCCAATTGTAACGAGTAAAGCGTACTTTAGGGTAAGTAGATACATCTACAGAGGCAGGTGTAGTAATAGTAACCCAAGCAGATGTAGCAGTATCCCAGTAGTACAGGTAGTTGGTACTACCGTTGTCGTGTCGTGCAGCTAGGATGCCATCGTTAACACCATTAGCTACACATACGCCCAACACTTTGTTAAAGCCCGGTACAGTACCATAGTCATTGCTGTAGCCACTAATCTTACGGTAGCCACCAGTAACAGCAGGCTCGTAGTTAATCAACGAGATAGCTGAACCCGGCTGTGTCTCACCCTGTGATAGCACATCACGGCTGGTGTTAAGACCGCCTTGGCAGAAGACTTTAAAGGAGGCTAAATTATCAGCCATTAGAAAGAACCGCTAAAAGAAGCATTACGTCCTTGTAAAATAACTGTAGAGCGAAGACCCAGTGGATCGTCTAGTAATACACGGCGCATAGCTTTAATGCCATCTTCAAAATTCTTTTGGTGCATTGCTGCACTTTGTTCATTGCTACGGAAACGCATCATAAACATCATAGCACCGTCAATTAATACGTGCTTAAAACGATCCGGGATAATTGCTATATCACTATATACAGTTAAGTCTTGTGGGTACGACCAGTAGATATACTCTACTTCATACGCAGCATTAGGAACAGGAGTAACACCAAACTTATCTTCGTATGTTTGATAAACTACAACAGGTGCGGCTTCGCCATTTACGGTATCTCCTGTATCATCTGAGGTACGGTAGTTACGAATGTATTCATCATAAGAAATAGGGTTTAGCCTACGTGGTGCATTACTCTCAGAGGAAAGCTGTTTAATGTAAAACGTATCCCAATCTACACTAGAGTAATCTGCAGGAAAACTATACTGACGTGTACCAACGGATAAAGTTTGTGTGTACGTAGTTTTAAGAAAAGGCCACTCTTGACCGTCTTGTAAAATAAGTCGGATGCTACTGTTAATTGCATCTTTTGCTAGTGCTTGAACGTTACGTGCAGTATCAAATCCATCACCCGCAATATCAAGGGTAACTTCATTCATACGCCGTAGAAGTTCGTTCACTAGAGAAACATACGTAGCCATGTTATATCCTAAATACAAAAAAGATAGAAGGGGCCAGCATGTAGCCAGCCCCAACTATTTATCTTAGGCCAAGTTATACTTAGCTGTGACAAGACCTTCGGGGCGCAAGATTTTGCGACCATAGAGATGCATACCACGAACAATGTCAGCAAAGCTGTCTGGATCACGGTATGTTTCTGTCTTGTTGATCTGCTCGGCAGTTGCAACGGAAGAGTCATGACCAGCTACGATAACACCGTAGTTAGTAGACTGTGCCGCTGTACCTGTTGTCGATGCACCAGTACCAACAGACGGAAGGTTGTTTGAAACGTGTACACGGAAACCGTGGAAGTTGTTCAATACAAGACCATTCTGAAGACCTGCTCCACCGTAGTCTGCGTTCAAAAGACGTGAATCTTCGTCACGAAGTACTTCCATCATCACGGGATCAACAACAATCCAGCGACCTTGGGTAGGTACGTTTTGTGCATCAAGCAAACGTGCCATACGTGCAACCAGCATTGCTGGAGATACGTAAGCAGTTGGCAGTGCAGTTGCACCGGGCAAACGAGCAGCAACAGGGATAGAGTCCCCAGCTACACCTGCGGTAGTGATGTTACCAAAGTTTGGACGGGAAAGCTTGTTAGCTGCAAGCAGTTCATCTGTGCCTGCAGTTGCGTCAGCTTTAGTGCCGTTAACTTGGTCGTTCACTGTGTCGGCATTGTCATGCAGTGCAGACTGTTTGAAACCAGACAAGTAACCAAGAACTTCTTGGTCATGTTGGTCAGCCAAACGGAAGGCAGCACGATCAGATGCAAGGGTTTGGAAATTGACGTGGCTATGAGCCTCTTCAATATCGTCCACTTTAAAAGCAAAATAGTTAGCTTTATCAATGACTAACGAGAAATCGTTATCTGTCAAATCTTGTTGAGTGATGGTTGTACCACGAAGATACGCAGAGACTGAGATTTCAGGCTCTTTAATAATCTTCACAGTGTCTCCCATGTTGGCGATCTCGCCAAAATAATCGTTGTTAGTGATTGCGTCAACAATAGATGCCTTGCGGAATGCAAGTTGCACCTGTTTGCTGTAAATAACAGGCGAGAAGTTGCCTGAGTTCAGGTTGGTATAACCCGAAGCTTTTCCGAATGCCATAATAATTCTCCTTTAGCATTTAGATTACAGATGCAAACTATTAATTACTTATGCGAAGGCTATGTACTACTAGGGTGCGTTCTTTAGAAAGTTGGCCTACCTTCTATTAAACGGGCCATGAGACATTAGGTTGTTCGATAACTGTTATTATTGTTTGCTAAGTTGTTAGTAGTGCTGAGTAACCGTAGTTAATACCTAGCGGGGTCAGCACTACTACATTGTACATATAGTTATATCATAAATAACTAAGATGTCAATAGGTTTATCGGGCATTTCCCGACATATCGTAAACAAACTTTCCTGTACGGATAGATTCCATAATTTCGTCAGAAAGTTTCTCGTATTCTTGAGAAGACATTTTATTAACTTGTGACTCTGAGAAAACTCCTACTTTGCTTTCTGTGTCAGGAGCGCTACGTTCAGAACGATTACCTACGGAACGTGCAGCGTCACGATTGTTAGATGTCTTTTTAGTTTTAATACCCATGTCAGCTTTATACAAATCAATTGCACGTGCAGCTGAACGAGCATCACTATCGTTTTCATATAGAGCATCTTGTACCCACTTGGGTTGCTCTTCTACCCACTCGTGGAACTCATCGCTATCACGAATAGTATCGAAGTCAGGGTGTGCCTGTAAGAGTTGTGCTTCCGCTTTTTCACGGGCAGCGTTTGCTCTCATCTCATCAATTTCTTTAACACGTTCTTCTAGTCCCTGCGACTGTTCACGTGCCTTTTTAACTGCAATAGTTTCTACAATTGCCGCTACATCTGGGTACTTAGTTGCCCATGCCTCAATGTCTTCGTCCGACTTAGGCAATCGCATTTCTTTACGGGTAGCTTGCTCAAGCTGCGCTTCTAGTTTAGCAAACTTATCTTCCCAAGTCTTTTCTTTTTCTTGTACGTGTCTGCGAAGATCACCGTAACGTTTCTTAAAACTTTTATCTTCTGCATTTACAGGTTCTTGATCGTCTTCCTGTACTGCACTTTCTTTAGTTTCACCGTTTTGTTGCGCAATTAACTCGTCAAGTTCTTCTTGCTCATGCTTGCGGCGTTCTTCATTAGAGTATTTACGATTTGCAAATGCTGCAACTTTAGGTGTCTCTACTCCACCCATAACGTTAGTATCATTCATATTTCAGTTCTTTCATACTGGGGCCACCGTAGCCTGTGTTGGCAGGGGGATGAGTAGCCAGTCAAATATAGCAGATTATATTTTGTTTACGTGCTGCTATGTCACGATATTTAATTGTATATTATTAAATAAACAATTAATCATCCCAACCACTTTTAGAACCCGCCATAGACCCTGCTTTAGTTCCTGCACCAAGACCTTTAGATGTATTTCTAGACCTAGTAGCTGCAGCTTTTTGAGTTGTTGCGGCTGTTTTGCTTGCTTTTGATTGTTGTGTCGTACTAGTTTTAGGGGGCGAGTTATCTTTAGGAGGAGAGTTATCTTTTTGGCTTTGTCGTTGGGCAAGAGCACTTACATATCCTGTATCACCTGCCTTTTTACCACTGCTATCTACTCTTCCTGTAGTGGCTACCCCACTTGTAGCTGCTGCAGTTTGTGCGGCAGTTGGGGCGGTTCTACCTCTTTCTTCGTCACTACCCATACTAAGTGTAGCGGCACTAGATGATGATTTTTGTGACGCTGTTCGTTTTGCTGTAGCTGCAGCCAAAGCCCAATCCATTTGACTGACTACTTTATTTTCAATAGGCGGCGAGTTATCTTTAACTTGTTTAGCTACTGTCTTAACTTGTTCATCATCAAGACCTAGAAGATCTTTTATGCCGCCTATAATATTACCAAATATACCACCTACACCAGTACTTTCAGGAACTTTAATACCACGCCTTTTCATTTCTTCAGTAATAGTATTTCGTGTAGAACGTGTAGCCCACGAACCAAACAAACCAAATACAGGGTTTACTGCAGTTAGACCAGCCATTAAAGCAACGGCAGTTTGGTTTTGTGCGTATGCCTTCTTTAAATCTGCATCACTTAAAGCACCATAGTCTATTGGTTCAGGTGTTTCTATAGGTGGAGGATCATCATTACCACCTGTAACCTGCGTACTTTCAACTACGGTAGACTCTAGGTCAGAAATAGTTTCATCTACGGTTTCATCGTAGGGTACAAACCCATCTGGGATAGGTGTTACCGGACTACCGTTGTAAAAATAAAAGTCACGCTTTTCATTTGTCTCTTTATTAATATACGTAAGAGAAGTATATTTATCTTCTATTGTAGGTACAAACTTATCTTCCGTAGATGCCGTACTTACACCAGCTGTATTTGTTACGTTATTCGTAGCAGTAGTTGAAACCATATTATCGGGAAGACTACCATCATTAAATGGAGTTGCCTGATTGGTAACAAACTTAGGCATATAGCCACCTGCAGGTGAAGGTGTAGGGGCAGGTGGTGCAACGGAACTAGGTGGAGGAGCATATGTTGAAGATGTCTGTTGACCTTGATAGATAGAAGGTTGATAGCCACCAATGCCTGTAGCAAAGGTTCCTTGGTTAGCGTACACTACACCACCCTCTGCCATTTCACGTGGGCTATCATCCATGTCACCACCGACAATAACTAAATCGGCAGGACCAAAAGGCATATCATCAGGAATAGTAGCCTCTTCACTATTACCCATTTGACCCATAGCTTCCATTCGCTTAAGGCCCATCTTAGCTTCTTGACGTAGTTCCATAAGTTTATCTAACCCATGATAGCGTACTACGTCTGCAGGAAATACAAACTCACCTTCACTGAGCATTGCAGGAATATCGTCACGCACTTCTTTACGTGAGCTACCTACAGGAACATCATTGCCCGATTGTTCATCGACCATGCCGCCTTCATCTTTAAGACCGCCATCTTCAAAGAGTTCCATTTGTTTTTCTAACATAGGAGTACCACCTTTATTAAACTCAAGAGAATTACTACGGCTTTGGGCAGCCTCAATAGCTTCTTCTAATTCATTATGTATACTAGTAGGTTTTATTAAACCTTCATTTAACATTTCTATTACTTGATCTTCAGAATATTGCTTGCCGCCATGTATAGTAGGAATATTGATCCACTTACCTTTATACTCTATGGTTGTAGATTTTTCAGATACCATTTCACCTTCGGCGGTTTCATAAACGTCCCTACCTGCTTGTGTTTGTTTACCTGTTTTTTTACCTACGTCAGCCATTTTTTAATACTTCGTCTCTAAGTAATTTCAATCTACATAATTGATAGATTGCACCTTGTGCTCTGTGTACTGCAACTATATTATCGGACTGTTCCATAGAACGATGCTGTTGAGCAATAATATAATCTAAGTATTCACTAAAGTCAGCCCACTGCTGGTGGTTGTTGACCAGCGGCTTGAGCTTGTTGAGGTGCTCCTTGTCCTTCTGCATTTCCACTGAATCCTTGTTCTTGTGGTGTAGGTACTTGGCCCGTACCTATGTTACCGCCACCTGCTCCAGTTGGGTCCATAGGGTTACCACCTTGTACTGGAGGTTGTTGTTGTTGAAAACCCTTCATGAGTTCAGCTTGAATTGCAGCTTCATCCATGTTATTAGTTACTTTGTCAGGGTCTAGTTCAAGAGACTTTGCAATCTCACGTATAATATACTGGAATTTTGCAAAAGGTGCAAGGGTAGGATTAGAAGAAATTTGCATAAATTGCATTAATCTTTGACTACGTACTTCATTAGCCATAAGACTTTCTGTGCCACGAGCTTTAACTTCTAAGTCACCTTTGATATTTGGATCAAAGTCAAACTGCATGTTAAAGCGAAATAGACCTTCGCCTAGTGGACGCAGTAGGTAGTCATCTACATTTTTAATAACACTTTTAATGCCGCCTTGTGCAGCAC